AGGCCAATCACCTCTGGGACTGCTCTCAGATGGAGATGGCCCTGGTGGAGATCGCCCAGGTGAAGCTCTGGTCCGCACCAAATACCAATGTGGCCGCGCAGGCCGGCGGCAGAAGAGTCAGGAGTTCAGGAGTCTAGTCTTTCAACCACAAAAACGAGGTGATCAATGCAACAGAACGGAGTCGTAACGTCACATCCTGTCCCCGAAGAAATGCCCCGCATCAGGATCACCGCGGCGGAGATCGTGGAAGTGAAAAAAGCACACATCTTGAAAAACCTGCTCTACTCCTACGAGGAAGCCGGGCAGGTGCTGGGCAAGTCGGTGCGCGTCATCCAGGAGCTGGTCAAAGACGGCAAGCTGATTGCTGCCGACGAGGCCGCAGCAAAAGGTAGGAAGATGTCCTGTGCGGGCAAGGTGACTGCCGAGTCTTTGGAGAGATATCGAAATTCCATCCTGGTTTCTCCGGATTTTTGGAAAAAATAAGAAAAAACTAAGCGCGAAAGCCAGCAAAAGCCAGCAGAAGCCCACTGTTTATTCTGAAAATTCCCCCGTATCATTGGCCCCACATCTGGGGCCTTTTCTTTTTTCAGCCGCAAGATTTAGGGGTAACGATGCCGGACGACAACGGAATAACACTTCAGGAGGCGCAAAATGCTCTAGTCGAAGCGATTGCGGCGCGCTCCGCCCTAATGGGCGGGGCGAAGTCCTATCGCATCAGCGGCGGAGGCATTGACCGCCAGGTTACCCGTGAGGACCTGGACAAGATCAACGCGGACATCATCTACTGGGAAGGGCGCGTGCGCCGGCTTGCCTCGGGTGGGGTCCGGCTGCGCGGGGTGACCTTCTCTTGACCGGAGAACCGTCCATGGAAATCAGCGCCCTTGACCGGGTGATCGCGGCCATATCGCCCAAGTGGGGCGCCAAGCGGCTGCAGTCGCGCATGACCATGCAGCTGGCCAACCAGTTCTATGGCTCGTTTGGCGGCTACGACGGCGCCAGCACCCGGCGCCGCGAAACCAATACCTGGCAACCGTTTCCCTCGGACGCCGACACTGCCTCCGTTTTTGACCTGACCGCCCTGCGCGCGAGGTCCCGCGACTCGCTGCGCAATGAACCGCTTGCCACCGGTGCCGTCAACACGGCCGTCACTAACGTGGTCGGTGCGGGCCTTACGCTGCACTCACAGATCGACGCCCAACTGCTCGGCATGGACGAAGAAGCTGCCGATGCGTGGCAGTGCAACACGGAGCGCGAGTGGGCCCTATTTGCCGACACCCCGGAGTGCGACCTAAACCGGACCCTCAACTTTGCAGGCCTGACCGAACTGGCATTTCGCTCCACCCTGGAAAACGGTGACGTTTTCGCGCTGCTGCCCCGTAAGGAGCGCCCCGGTTCGGTCTACTCTCTCCGCATCCAGTTGATTGAAGCCGACCGGGTCAGCAACCCCCGCTTTTCGCTCAATACCAGCACCCTGGTCTCGGGAGTGGAGAAGGATGCCGACGGCGCCGCGGCTGCGTACCACATCCAGCGGCAGCACCCCGGCAACGCCCTCACCCTCAACTCGAACCAGTTCAGCTGGGACCGCTACCCGGCGTTTGGTGCTAAAACCGGTTTGCGGAACGTAATCCACCTGTATCGCCCGCTGCGCATTGGCCAGACCAGGGGTATCCCCTACCTGGCGCCCGTCATCGAGCCGCTCAAGATGCTGGGTCGCTACAAGCAGGCAGAGTTGATGGCCGCAGTGGTCAGCTCCATGTTCACCGTGTTCATCAAGACCGAGGGAGCACAGGGCCTTGCCGGCCTGCCCACCGCACCCGGCGCGAACCCCGTCGTGACCTATGGACAGGATGCCACCCCGGCCTCCGCCGATGTCCGGCTTGGTAACGGCATGGTGGTGGAACTGGCCAAGGGAGAATCGATTGAGACCGCGAACCCCGGTCGGCCCAATGCCGGGTTCGATCCGTTCGTCATGGCGATACTGCGCCAGATCGGCGTGGCGCTCGAGATCCCCTTCGAGATCCTGATCAAGCACTATACCTCGTCCTACTCTGCGGCCCGTGCCGCGATCCTGGACGCCTGGAAGTTCTTCAGCTCGCGGCGCAGCTGGCTGGCCAGCAACTTCTGCCAGGTGATCTATGAGATCTGGCTGACAGAAGCAGTGGCCCGCGGGCGCATCACCGCCCCCGGCTTTTTCAGCGATCCGCTGATCCGCAAGGCATACTGCGGCAGCCATTGGACTGGGCCGGGCCGCGGCATGATCAACGAGGTCCAGGAAACCGATGCGGCGGAAAAGCGCATATCTCTGGGCATAACCACGGCCAGCCAGGAAACTGCCGCCTACGACGGCGGCGACTGGGATGCCAAGCAGCCGCGCCGGCTCAAGGAGCGCCGCCTGCGTGCCGAGGCTGGCCTGCCGACGCCGGGTGTCTCCACCAAGGATTCCACGGCAACGCCCAGCGCGCCTCAGCAGTCCGAAGCGGCAGAAGTGCAGGGAGAGGGGGACTAGATGCCTAAGGGCAACGAAAAAATCATCTACACGCTCAACCAGTTACTGGTGATGGAGATCACGGGCCGCCAGCAGTACCTGGTGAACCGTGCGCGCTATTTCAACCTCCAGTTGATGTCCCTGGTGACCTACATCGACGAGCGCATTGCCGATGAGACCCGCCACATCGACATGCTTCTGGACCGCATTCTCTACCTGCAGGGCGTCCCGGTCGCCGATCGCATCAGCAACGTGGCCGTGATGACCAACATTGACGGCACCTTCCAGGCGGACAAGGCCTCCGAGCAATCCGCGATCACCGCTTACAATGACGCAATCCTGAAGGCCGTCGAGGCCAAGGACGACGGCACCCGCGCCCTGCTGGAGACCATCCTCCGCGACGAAGAGGACCACATCAACGACCTCGAGGCCAAGCTCGACCAGGTCGCCCTTGTCGGGCTGCCGATGTTCCTGGCCCAGGCCATCAAGGAGTAGCGCATGAAACTTGCCGACATCGTTTATGGCCCCTGGATGCTGGAGCCCCGCATGTTGGACGAAATCCAGGGTATTTATGAGGCCCACACCCGGCGCGACAAGCTTGACATGAAAGCGGTTGAGATGTCGTTGGGCGGTCCGCTGGAAGGGGAGCAGAAGCCCTACCAGGTGGAGAACGGTACCGCAATCATCCCGGTACAAGGCGTGATCAGCAAGCGCATGAACATGTTCACCCGGATTTGCGGCGGCGCCTCCAGCGAGATGGTGCGGCGCGACTTCCTCCAGGCTCTGGACGATCCCTATGTCGAGCGCGTGCTGCTCTACATCGACTCCCCCGGCGGTTCGGTGGACGGCATGTTTGAACTGGCCAACACCATCTACCAGGCTCGCGGAGACAAGCCCATCACCGCTTTCACTGATGGCCAGATGTGTTCCGCGGCCATGGTGATCGCCTCGGCCGCCGACAAGCGCTACATCTCCAGCGAGGGGACCATCACCGGCTCCCTCGGCGTGGTGCGTAAGATCAGGGACACCAGCGCCGCCGAGGCGTCAGCGGGTGTCTCCACCACGGTGCTCACCGCCGGCAAGTACAAGGGCGTCGGCCACGAGATGCCCTTGTCCCAGGAGCACCGCGACATCATGCAGTCGGAGCTCGACTACATGTACACCACGGCGGTCAACATGGTCGCCCGCAACCTGGGGCAGTCGCCCGAGCAGGTAGTGAACGAAATGGCCGAAGGGCGTGTCTTCATCGGCAGCCAGGCAGTAAAGGTCGGGCTGGTAGACGGTGTTTCTACCCTTGACGATTTGGTAGCCGGCGTAGCGCCCTCGATCGACAGTACCAGTTACCAGGCATTTCACCAGGATCATTCCACCATCGAAACCGCCGCGGCCGGTGCGCTGCAGGCAAAAGGAGCAACAACCATGGATCTCGCAACAATGAAAGCCCAGCACCCGGAGGTCTACCAGGCGATTCTCGAGGAAGGATCGGCAGCCGGTGCGCTGTCCGAGCGCGAAAGGATCACCGCCATCTTGAGCGTGCCGGCCGCCGGCCACCAGGACCTCGTCGCCGCAGCCATCGCTGACGGCAAAAGCGGTGCCGGTGACATGGCCCTTGCCATCATGACCAAGGAAAAGGGCGTCCGCGCCGGCAAACTGGCCGAAATGGTAGCCGATACCATCAAGCCCGCCGCCGCGGCCGAGTCCGCCGAAGTCACCGAGGAAAGCCTCCAGGCCAACGCACTTCTTTCCAGCATGGTCGACTACGCAAAAACCGCCGGCCGGGCCTAAGCTCCCCGCCGCCAACAAGACATTCGATAAAAGGAGCCTCCCATGTCCGAAACCTACACCTATGACAACCTGCTGATCGGCGACGACAGCGTAACCGACAGCGCAACGCTGGTTACCGGCCAGAACCTCAAGAGGGGCGCAGCCCTGGGCAAGGTCACCGCATCCGGCAAGCTGGCCCAGCTCGATAGCACCAAGTCCGATGGCACCCAGACCCCCTACGCTATCCTGGCCGTCGACATGGACGCCACCAGCGCGGACAAGACCGTCCCGGTCTACAAGTTTGGCGAGTTCAACCAGGCTGCCGTCACCTTTACGGGTTCCGACACCTATGCCACCCACAAGGAAGGATTCCGCGATGTTGGCATCTTCCTGAAGGGCACCATCGCGGCGTAACCGGGCGTTTGGGCGAGAACACGCCCCACGCCTCCACCATCCAACACACGTTTGGGCG